TGGGATATCCTGGCCAAGGAGCTTTTGCGTCCCGGTGGGCGTGTGTTCGCTGGTGATTTCAAGGCATTTGATGCCTCTGAGCAACCAGAAGTGCACATGTTGTGCCTTGAGTATATTAACTCATGGTACCGGGCAGGAGGAGGAACTGAGGAGGACGATCGTGTGCGCACGGTGTTGTTTCAGGATCTCATCCACTCCAGGCACCTAACGGGAGTAGGTGCCATGCGTGATTCGCTTGTTCAGTGGAACAAGTCGCTGCCTAGCGGCCACCCACTGACCACCATCATCAATTCCATGTATTCCTTATTTACGCTGACCGCGTGTTACGTCACGCGCACTGGGGATCTCACAGACATGTGGGATTCCGTTTATGTGTGCACTTATGGCGATGACAACGTGGTTGGCGTTTCCGATGCGGTTTCCGAGGTCTTCAATCAGGTGACCGTAGCGGAGGACATGAAGGACTTTGGGCTCACGTACACTTCTGATAAGAAGGATGGTGAGCTCAAGCCGTTTGAGACCATTGATGACATCACGTTCCTGAAGAGGTCGTTTGCACGTGCTGAGTGCGAGGGAGGCTGGTGTGGACCGTTGAATATGGACAGTATACTGTTCCGTACTTATTGGTACCACAACAACCGCAATTTTGCACGAGACTTGCAGCAGAACCTCTATGACGCACTGCTCGAGCTTTCCTTGCATGATGCTTCTGAGTGGCAGCACAGATACGAAGCTGTGTTGCAGTTTTGCAAGGAGATGGGCTTTGTATGCAGTGTGTTTTCCCGAGAACAGGCAAGAGAACTGTGCTTTGCACGCACAGATGTTTGGTACTAGCTTATATACGCACTGCTTGGAGTACATACCGGGGTCGCGGTTTCAAGCGTGGTCAGGATGGCTACCGCTACTACTCAGAGGATTCAGAGAGAACGGCCCCACCCACACATGTCAGTGCAGGCGGTGTGGTGTACATAGTTGCACGCTAATGAACCAGCTAAAGTTGATGATTGCACTGATATAAGTGCCCTTGATGTACCCAGCACCGTTCAGGATCATGCTGGAGTTCTTTTCGCTGATGAGGCCAGTATATGCGCTGTTGCCCCTGCGGGTACCGGCAGTCAGTTCTTGGCCGCTGACGACGACATACAGGATCTGAAGAGTTTCTTTTCTCGCCCCACGTTGATATCGCGGGGCAACTTGTCCGCTTCCGTTGGGTCTTTGTATGTTTTTGACGCCACTTGGAACAACTTTGTGAATGAGGTTCCCAACTGGGTTGCCCGTTTGCGGGGTGTTCGTGGTGTTCGTGGGGACCTGGTGTTTACGGTTGAGCATAATTGCAATCCTTTTCACCAGGGTTTGCTCGTGTCTGCTTTTCAGTATGGCGCTTCTCAATGGCGCCGTGTTGATAAGCCAGCTACTTGCACTCACTTGCCCCACGTTCGGCTGGATGTGTCACACAACACCCAGTCGCGTTTGGTTGTTCCCTTTCTCAACGAGTTTGAGTATTGGGGCAGCAGTCCGTCTGAGAATTTTCACTCTATGGGCACTTTTGGCCTTACACAGGTGCTTCCCACGCCAACTTTGGCTGGGTCTAACACACCTGTTTATAAGGTTTATATGCACATGGAGAATGTGCAGTTGTTTGGCCGTATGCCTTTGGTCGACACCACATTTATAGTTCCTCAGGCGGGTAATGCTAAGCCTGTCACTGGCAAGTCCAATGCGGAGGCTGAGCTTAAGGCCAACGGCCAGTTTTCTGGCATTTTGGCTACTGCTGCCACTTTGCC